GCTATGAAAGTTTTCAGTGCTGTCAAACAGCTGGCACAACATGCACAAAGTCGTTTAGTAGACTTGCCTGTTAACGGTTGGTTCTTTAGCGCTCGAGGTGCAAGTCGACAAAAGCTTTATTTGAGATTAGCTCAGCAGTTAGCACAAGAACTTGGTTGGAAGTTAACAACTGCTAGTGAACTCATGCCCATTAACCCTGGCCGTGACATGCAGGGTTATTTGATATATAACCCAGAAATAGCTGATCGTGTTGAGCACACACAACGAGAGACCACACAAGAAGCTCAAGAAACTGTTCGCGGTGCAGCCTTGACAGTTTTTGACATTGATGACACTCTCATGCACACACATGCAGCAGTGTGGGTAGTAGATGCCCAGGGCAACCGACGTCGTCTCACAGCCCAAGAATTCAACACTTATGAACTACAACCTCAAGAACATTTTGATTTTCAAGAGTTTGAAGACAGTCAACTGTTCCATGATACCAGTCGACCCATTAAAAACATATGGCGCACAGCGCAAAAAACACTTGCCAACACTGGACGTAGACCAGGAAGTCGTGTAGTCATTATCACAGCACGCGGAGCATTTAACGATCACAAGTTGTTTTTGCAAACGTTTGAAAAACATGGCTTGGACATGAGCCGAGTTCAAGTGTTTACAGTTGGTGGTGCAAGAAACAAAAAAGCTCTAATACGTCAACTGTTGCAACAAGGTAACTTTACAGAAACACGTATATTTGATGATCACTTGGGCAACTTGCGTGATTTTTTAAGCTTGCATCAGGAGTTTCCTCATGTGACCTTCAAAGCATTTGCAGTGGGCAATCAAGGCAGGGTTGGCGATCCTGTTATATTACAAGGAACAACCAATGAGTAACTTGACTATACTAGGAGCCCAAAGTCAATACGTTCGTGAGCAAGGAGGCATTGCCTATAGCGATGATGGTGTAATATATACCAGCTCAACTTACAGCAGCAATCCCACGCTCTATCACAGCTTAACTGGTGCGGTAAGTCGTGGAAATTTGATACTGGCAATAACCACTTGCGGCGACATTGCTGTGGGAACTGATTTGCAAGACATAGGTCAAGGACCCAGCATAGGCGGAAACAAAGGTTGGTTTAGACCCACAAGCATTGCAACTGACAGTCAAGATGTTTTAATTGCCGGCATGTATAAGAGCAACACTTTGGTTGAAACTGGTGCCATATACACCAATCAAGAAAATGACAGCTTGTTGTATGTAGACAGCAGCAATATTTTGATTACTGACACTGTAAGTCCGCAAGACATTGTGGCGTTTTCGGGCACACAAGCTGTTATATATTATCCATTACATCAGTTTGCCAGCAACAGCATTGTTTACAACATTCAACATCATGTCAATGCGCCAGTAGGCGCAGGTAGTGAAAATGTTTGGGTGGCATGTGGTAGAATCAACAACACTGGAGCCATTTGGTATAGCAACAACCAAACCACATGGAACACAGTGAGTTTGCCTGCGGAGTTTGCCAGTCGCACCATATACACCAGTGCAATACGCGAAAACACTTGGTATTTTGGTGCGTGGGGTGTAATTTTAACAGCTGATCAGCTTGTCAATCCCACTTGGGAAGCAAGTCAAGAACTGGTAGTCACTCAAGGACAACCTGACATAAGGTGGATTGCAGTTAACCCCGACAACAACATGCTGGCTGTGAGTTCAGGTGCTATTTTCTACAGTGCTGATGCAACAAGTTGGGCAGGATATCAACAATCCGGGTATAGTTTTCAAGGCGCTGCATGGTTCCAAGATCGTTGGCGAGTGGGATCCAGCAGTCTATTGCCTAGCCAAGTGTTTAGTTCTGCCAATGGACAAGATTGGACTTCAAGCACTGTGAACGTTAGTGCAAGAGATATTGTTGTGCTGCCTTGACAAATACACTGACATAGCACAAAGTTAGCAAACAACAAGGAGATGACACATGTCACTGGGCGTAATGGACCCTGCAGATAAAGCACGGCTGACCAATCTAGTTAACGAAGGCGTGCAAGTAATGAACGACATTCATGCACTTAAAGAAAGTCTCAAGGAAACTGTAGACACTGTAAGTGAGGAAATGGATATCAAAAAGAGCGTGCTCAACAAAGCCATTAGGATTGCTTGGAAAAACACGCAAAACCGCAATGCACTGGAAGACACTAGAGAAGAACTAGATGAAGTTGAACAGGTTCTCATGAACGCTGGACTCAAAGTATAATACTGCATTACCCAGGAGAAAACTGTGACTTATATTGATGGATATGTTGATAGAGAAAAGAATATTGTTCATATTGTGGAACGCAATGCTCAAGGAGCTAGAAACTTTGTAACATATCCCACTCAATATCAAGTTTACTGGCCACAGCCCTCGGGCAAATACGTTAGTATATTTGGTGATCGACTGGCTAAGTTTCAAACAACTAGATATCAAGAGTTCCAACGTGAACTGCGCATGCTATCTAGAGAAAAAATCATGGAGAGTGATATAGACCCCTTGTTTAGGTGTCTATATCAAAACTATCGTGACAGCGCAACTCCTCAACTACATGTGGGATTTTTTGATATTGAAGTTGATTTTGATCCTGATCGTGGCTATAGCACTCCTGAAGATGCGTTTAATGAAATCACAGCAGTAAGTGTGTATCTTGCTTGGATGCAACGATGCTTTACGCTTGTGAGGAAACCACGCACATGGAGTCTAGAACAAGCTCAAGCAGTTGTAGACCAGTTTCCCGACACCATGTTGTGTGAGACAGAAGGCGAACTGTTGGATGTTTTCTTGTCTTTGATTGAAGACTGTGACATCATAAGTGGTTGGAATTCAACCACTTATGATATTCCCTACATTTATGCAAGAATCGTGCAATGCTTGGGTAAAGAACACACACGTAGATTGTGCTTGTGGAATCGCCAACCCACCAAACGTGAGTTTGAAGCTTATGGCAAGCGTCAAGTCACTTACGAAATTGTGGGGCGGGTGCATCTTGACTATCTTGATTTGTATCGCAAGCACACTTATCAAGAACTGCACAGTTATAAACTGGACTTTGTGGGCGAGCATGACACAGGTGAACGCAAAGTGCCTTATGAAGGCAGCTTGGATCAACTTTACAACAGAGATTTTGGCAAGTTTATTGAGTATAACCGTCAGGACGTCATGCTGTTGGTCAAGATTGATCAAAAGCGCAAGTTGATTGATCTTTGTAACAATCTAGCACATCAAAACTGCGTGCTATTGGCTACAACCCGTGGCAGCGTAAAGTTGATTGACCAGGCAATTGTAAATGAAGCTTGGGACAACAACTTGATTGTTCCCAATCGTCCTCAACATGCCGATGATCGTGATGACGATTTAGTAAGCGATGATGATGACGAAGATCATGAACACGAAGACTTGGGTATTGTGGGTGCATATGTGGCTGATCCTGTGCAAGGCATGCACGAATGGATTGGTGGCGTTGACATCAACAGCCTATATCCCAGCACTATTCGCGCACTGAACATGAGTCCAGAAACCATTGTGGGTCATATTAGACCTGAACAAACACAAGCTTTGATTAAAAAGCGCATGACACAAGAAAAAAAGTCATTTGCAGAATCATGGCAGGGTATGTTTGGAACTCTAGAGTATCAGGAAGTGCAAACCCGCAGTGAACTTCCCTTGATTGTGGATTTTACTGAAGGCGGCAATGTCACTATCACAGCTCGTGAACTTGCACAGTTGGTTTATAACGGCAATCGTGGTTGGATGCTTAGTGCAAATGGAACTATTTTTTCGCAAGATCGAGCAGGTATCATTCCACAGCTATTGGCTAGGTGGTATGCAGATCGAAAAAAACTTCAAGCAGAAATGAAAAATCAAGCTCGCTTGGCTGATGAAGAAACTGATCCTGATAAAAAAGCTGAGTATCAAAAACTCACGGCATTTTATGATCAGCGTCAGTTGATTCAAAAGATCTTGCTAAACTCGCTATATGGCGCTATTGGTAACAATGGCAGTAGATTTTTCGATGAGCGAGTTGCTCAAAGTGTCACACTAAGCGGGCGCTGCATTGTCAAACACATGCAAAGCAAGATTAATGAAATCATAACAGGCACTTACGATCACTTGGGTGCTAGCTGCATATATGGTGACAGTGTAACGGGTGATACTGTTATTCGTACTGATGATGGTAACATAACCATTGCGGAACTATATGAGCAATGCGCTGAGCATGCATTAACTAGTGATGGTAAAGAATATGGATTATGGCCTCAAACTAGAGTTTTTGGGTTTAATGCTTATGAAATGGAACCTATGAATAGTCCTATTGAATATGTTATGCGCCATAAGACAAAGAAAAAGTTATACAAAATTACTACTGAAAATGGAAAACATGTTACTGTAACAGAAGATCACAGTTTAATGGTTGACAGAAGTGGTTTTCTAATTGAAGTTACCCCAACAGAGCTACTTGAAACTGATTTAATTGTTACATTAGAACCTCCTTGTACACATAAATAATATGCAGATAAGGAGTATCGCCATATGCCAAAATGTTTAGAATGCGGATTTATTTCACCAAGATTACAATGGACACATTTCAAATATAAATGCACAGGACGTTTTAAAAATGGACAAGAGTATCTAAAGGTTTACCCTGATGCTAAAGTTGTTGATGAAGACTTAGCTAAAAGGACGGCAGTAACTCTTGAAAACCTACTCCAAAAATATGGGGAAATTGAAGGTTATAAAAGATGGCAAACTTACAGACAAAAACAAGCCGAAAGCAATACATTTGAATATAAACACACTAAACACGGGTGGTCAGCTGAGCAGTTTCATGATTATAACAAACAAAGGGCCTCAACAGTTGTAAACTTTGTTAACAAATACGGACTGGAACAAGGTTTACAAAAATGGGAACAATATTGTGATAAACAAAAAATAACAAAAAGTAAGGAGTATGTAATAGAAAAATACGGCCAACAAGCTTGGTATGATTTATGTTTAGCAAAAAAAGCTCCGCATGATCCAAAGTTACTTGCAACAACTTATGGAATAAGTTATGATCAAGCAGTTGACAAAATATTAGCACGATCTCGTTTAAGATATACAAGTAACTTGGAAAGAGAGTTTATATCCGCACTGGAAGGTAAAGTTGGTAGTCTTGAGTATTCATCGTTAGGAAAACCTTTTGGAAAGTGGCTTCCAGAAACTAATTCTTATGTTATATATGATATAAAGCATCAAGATTGCATAATAGAGTTTAATGGGGATTACTGGCACGCGAATCCAGTGATTTATTCGTCAACAGATATCATTAGAGGGAAA